AATGTCCTTGCGTTGTTGTCACCAACTGGGTGAAAGATGTGCTTGCCTGCATCAGCAAGAACTAAGGTGTACGCCGCACTCTGGCTATTCTGTGGAATGTTTTTAAATCCAACTTCATCTGTTCCGTTGACTGTACAAGAAGACAATGTGCCGCTTGCTGGCGTACCCAATGCTGGCGTTGTAAGCGTGGGAGATGTCAGCGTCTTGTTGGTCAGTGTCTGAACACCGTTCAAAGTGACTGCCGTGCCGCCGTTGCCGCCTACCTGTGCAAATACGTCCCATCCAAATGAAGCGCCCGTATAAACCAGAGTTAAAGCAACCCCAGTTATATCAGCAGTTAGTGTGTCTCCTGCCGTGTTACCCGCAATTTTGATTGACGCTGTTGGGTCAATTGTAAGATTGTTTGTTCCCCACTGGCTAAAAGCATCCACTATTACGATCTGATTCCCCACAGATGGGCTTGTAGGTAAGGTGACTGTAAACGCACCGCCCGTTGTGTTGGTCAATACCCCATCGTTATTTGCGGCAGTGTAATTGGCTGTCTTGACTGCCGTGAACGAAATGCCACCAGCCGCTGGGGCGGTTGATTGCCAAGTTGTACCGTTACTTGTCAGCACATTGCCGTTTGTGCTGGGCGCTACAAACAAAGGAGCAGATGTACCATTGCCAAGAATCACGTTATTAGCTGTTAAGGTGGCCAAACTCGTGCCGCCATTTGCCACCGGCAAAGTACCAGTAACACCAGTGGTTAACGGCAGACCCGTGGCGTTGGTTAACGTACCGCTAGATGGTGTACCCAATACACCGCCATTGACAACAGGTGCGCCAGCAGTTCCCACGGCTACGGCTAAAGCAGTTGCTATGTTCGCACCAAGTCCCGACACGCCAGTGGAGATTGGAAGCCCCGTTGCGTTAGTTAGTGTCCCGCTAGACGGTGTGCCCAAAGCGCCACCATTTACGACAGGAGCGCCAGCAGTCCCTACGTTCACGGCTAAGGCAGTTGCGATGCCAGTACCAAGCCCAGAAACGCCAGTGGAGATTGGAAGTCCTGTTGCGTTAGTTAGAGTCACAGAAACAGGAATGCCTAGTGCAGTAGAATTTCCAGAGCCATCAAGATTGACTGATTTTCCAGCAGGGTAGGTGACAAATACGTCTTTTGTTCCTGCGCTAAAGCTAACAGCAGAGCCGCCATTGGACGATGATAATATTGTTGTACGGGCTAAAGTTGTTCCAGAAGATGTGTATGTTCCAATACCAACTTCCCACTCGTTGCCTATTTGAGATGCAATTGTGTAGTAGGTTGTATTGGCGTTACCAATTACCGCAAAAGACTGGAATCCAGAAGAAGCGCCGCCAAGCGTAATAGTTCCCGTACCTGTTGTAGTAGTGGTTTCTTTTACGCGGTCTGCAAGAACTAAAGCCATATGTATCCTTAATCTGTCTCAACTAAAGACCAATTAGATGTTTCAGAATTATTTACTAAAGCCCAATTGGATGTTTCGGAGTTATTTACCAAAATCCAATAAACAGACGAAACATTCCCCGCGCTTCCGTTTGCTTGAACTCCAGTCAAGGCAAATGATTTTAACGCCACAACAGTTCCAACATTTCCTGATGCTGAAACTCCTGTTAACGCAAAATTTCTTCCGTAGGATACCGTGCCAACCGCCCCAGATGCAACCACACCTGTTAGAGCAACAGTGATACTTGGAGTTACTACACCAACTAAACCTGCTGCCGCATCAGTTGTGAGTGGGTCGCCTTTTTGATAGGTTGTTGATCCAACAAGACCTGAAGCAGAAACTCCCGACAATGCAAATGAGGTAGCTCCGCGAGAAACAGTCCCAACTGCCCCGTCCGCAGATACCCCCGTCAGAGGAGTCGATACTAGAGTCTGACTAAGCGCAGAGAATGGAGCTTCTGCAAATGCGGATATGCCAAACATTACGGCCTACACCGTTTCGGTTTAAGTTGTAGCCAAGCGAATCAACGCTGCTGATGTTGTGTTTGCGGGCATTGTGAGCGAGAACGAACCTGCCGTAACCGTCTGCGAACCAAACGTGTGGACGCTGATGGCCTTGTTACTTTGAGTCGAGTTGTACAACAACACGCAGTCAAACGCCGTTGAAAGCGTCACCGTGGTAAAGGTCAAACTGGCTGAAGGCGTAAAAAACGCCACACCCGCTGTTGCCGATGTGTTGGTTGAGCTTGGCGCCGTAGCATTCGTTACCGTGATGCCGCCAGCAGTATAGTTAGTGCCAGACACTTCACCCGTTACCGTGTAAACAGTGGTTGCCGCATTGATTGTTGCGGTTGTCAAATACAAGGCCGCTTTAAGCGTATCTGTAGTTGGTGCAGTTAGGCTGGTGCGAGAGACAAGCGTTGCAGTGCCAAGTTGATGCTCCCCCACCATAAGCTGTTGCATAAACGAAGTACACATGGATTGAGTATTTGCCACGATAGTTCCTTAAAAAGATGCCACTGAGCTAGTGAGCGTTACGGTTTTCTTCAACTGAACATGTACGGATCTATGTACAAGCTCTTCGCCTAACCAATACTCCGTCCAAGTGGTGTACTCGTTGTCATTATCCACTGAGCCTTCCCGCTTTTCAAGCAGGGAGTCATCCATATCGCCTTTGGTGGTCGTAACAAGCATGTTGGTCCTTATGAAATTCTAATGAGCGCGGATGACACTGTATTGGATGGCATCTCAACCACGAAGGTGGTGGTCGCCACCTTGTCGGAACCGAAGTCCAATACGGCAATTGCTTTGTTGCTCTTAGTGACGTTATAGATTAAAGCGCCTCGGGCCGTGAAATTAGCGGGGTTCCATGTGGGGTCTGCAAAATCTACAAAGGCTGTAGTGCCAGAGATCTCTACCGTAACGCCTGTTAGCACATTGCCCCCGGCTGTGTAACCCGTACCTGATGTCTCACCTGTTGCCGTGTAAACGGTTGTGTCCGCGCCAAGATTGGCTGTCGCCAGATACAACGCCATCTTCAGTGTGTCCGTTTCAAGGTCGTGTACGCCCAGCAGAATATCCTGTTTAAAGCTTGTGGTGAGTGTCTGGTCAAACGCCATATCAGATCACCTTCTGCTTGTATTGACCGTCCCGATACGCATCTCCGCGCTCGAGGCCATCACCAAGTCGCTTGGCCTGTGCTAGAGCCTCTGTGTACTTGCCGTTGTACAGAGCGGTCATGTCGGCCTCACCCTTCATGAACGTGTTTGCTTCTACCAAAGAGCCGTACAACAACACGGGATCAAAATTATCACCCAGCCAAGATGTGCCAGCCGTGACAATCGAAGTGGGGTAGTAGAAGTAATGTAGCTCTACGTAATACGCAGCGTCAGGCGTTGGACCGAGGATCAGTGATAACTCGGTTGTAATTGCTGAACTGACAATTGTTGGCCCGAACAGAGCGTAGTATTTTGGCTCGCCAGTGGCGTTTGGAGCTGGGTAAGCCTGCCGGATAAAATTTACATCTTTGTTGAGCAAGTACTCATACGTGCCAGTGTCTAAATTTGCGTTAGTGACGCCCGTTATCAAAGCCAACGAAAACACGGACAAGAAGTCGTTAGGCAAGGAGATGTACTTGTTGTTCGCTGTTATTGCCGAATACATGTTCTTGCGTAGTGGTGGAAACTGGACGGTGTTAAAAATGCGTTCTTCGGCCTGTTGCACAAACACCGGAATGTTTGAGACAAAGTCAGTGTCGAAGTTCTGCGTGTAATCGCAGATCGCATCTGTTAACTGGGTGTAGTTCACGCCATTGGTCCCCGAGCAGTGCGGCCTTTGGTGGCTGCGCCGTTACCACGGGTCACTATGCCTGTGGTCTTTGTTGGCTTGTAATCGTTGCTGCGGTTGTTCGCCACTGACACGTTTAAATCCTTCATGTACTGCTTGTTGTCCGTTGGCTTAATGACCGCCTGTGTCGGGGCTGGTCTGGTTTTATACGATATGGCCATTTCTGACTCCTTATGTTACTGAGATTGTTACTTGCCCTACCGCTGTTGCTAACACCAGATTGTTTGGTGTTAGCAACTCCGTAAAAAAACTCGAACCACCCACCGGGTTGTAGCCCCACTGGATGTCCCGGCTACCCCCGGTATTGAACCCCGCCACGTTTACACCCGCTACTACATACGTTGAGTCCCTACGCGGATTGCGTACTGCCTGCGGATCATCTACTGGATACATACCCAGTTGTAGCTGGGGCTGATCCGGGTCAAAACAGGATGGACAAACCAGCATGTTCACCGTTTTGGTTTTGACAATCTCTTTTCTTAGATTGGTAAGTTTAAACTGAAAGCCGCACCTATCGCACATGGCGATGCTGTTTTTACCAGATGCGTAACGGTTGCCCATTTAAGTTCCGCTCCCCAGATACTGACGGCGCGGAACAAACCGGATAGACGCCTTTTCGCGGTCTTCATCTGACGCAAGTTGCCATGCTTCATCGTATTGCTGCTTGAGCATGGGCAGACGCTCCATCCCTGAAGGGATTTTGCCAGCTATGTAGTACGACAAGCCTGCCGCCATGCACGGAACGAACCGGAAGGGCACGTCCATGATGTTGACGCCCCCACCAGCATCCTGAGTCCGGCGAAGCCTCCAGTAAGCCAGCGTATAGGTCTGTGAGCCATCCGGCGTAGGCCAGACGGTAACGGCAGGCAACTGCTCCCAGTACACGGCTGCACCAGTGGTGTGGGCGGCTGCGGTGGTGTCATTTTGAGCACGGAAGCAGTTGTTCAGGGTATTCCCTGATATGTAGCTGTAGTTGATGGTCTCGCTGTCAATTTTAATGAAGCCGGAAGCTGGTAGGCCCACAGTAGAACTGAGGGTAATTGTCGTGGCCGTCGAAGTAATAGTGCCGTTCAGTGTCAGGCCCGTAGGTGAGCTTTGTGCGTTGTAGCGCTGAATCCAGATTTGGATGGGCCGCGCTTGTTGAATCTTGTTCGGGATGGTGGCGTAGGTTGATACGCTGATCCGGGTGATCGTCAAGTCTGCCTGTGTGGAGGCCGTGTTGGCGCCAGTGCGGATAACGTGCTCGAGCAGGTCAATGGTGTCAGATGGCAGAGCGTAAGTGTTCTGGCCCTGCACGAAGGTGATGGTTCCCGGCTCAATCGACCACATGTTGATGCCGCGATTGGCCCAGTCGGCAAACATGATATTTAAACTGCGTCTGGCGGTACGCAGGTCGTAACCAGTCCGCAACTCTCCACCAGCGCGTTCAAACGCCTCCTCGACCAGATCAGTCAGGTCAAGGTTAAATGCGGAAGAGCCGGAGGTGTTTGCCATTATCTAAACCCTGCTGTTTTCTTTGCAATCGTTTTGGGTTGAGCTACGAACTGCTTCCCTTTAGCTTTGCCAGCACGTTTTGCACGCGTTGTCGCAGCGTATTCACTAGGGCTGAGACTTTTGATCGCAGCGCTTGGAAGGTATCTTTCGCCTGTGTCAGAAGATTTTTTACCACTTTTCGTTCTCCATTTTTGGTCGCCCCAGTCTTTGAGGGATTTCTGCGGGGCTTTCATCTCAGTCTTCAGCGGTCAAACCAGCTTCTTCCAAAGCTAATTCTTCGAGCACTTCGTCAGTCCCACAAGTACACGGGCCGTCTTCTTGAACGGCACAATCGTCAGTGTGTTTTGCGTCTTTAATCACGATACCCACCTCCTGCTTTTTTGTAGCGCTTGGCCATGACTTGCGCTTTTCTCGCGCTCCACTGACCTGCACCCGTGCCAACGATTGCCGCAGCTTTGACGCTGTTGAAAATACGTTTGCGTAGCTCGGGCTTGGTGTAGTTGCCAGCTTCGTTTACCTTAGATTTTGCTTTGCCGCCTTCAGCAAAGCGTTTGTTATAAACCACCCCAACTTTACCGGCTTTAGCTTGGAAGTCTCGATCCTTTGCCTTCATGGCATTGACATCCATGTAGCCCTCAATATCAGAGTCTTTGTCTAACGCCTTTTTGGCCGAGAACCTTGCACCAGCAGCTTTAAAGTCTGGATTAATGACGGCGTAATTTGGCTTCACTTTTGCCTCATCAACAAGGTCTCCTTCAGCCATCTTTACAACCTTGGCTTTGGGCAACTTCTTGAGGTTTACGGCCCCCATGCCACGGCTTGCCATCATGTTTAAACCATCCTGCCTTTTGTGTGGCCCTTGGTAATGCAGCCATCAGCACGAGTAACGCCACCTTTGGCTTTTTTCTCTATTGGCTTGGAGTTCTTCATCATCTCTAAACCAAACTTCAGCATGCTGTCGCCCATAGATGATTTGGTCGTTGGCGCTTTCTCTGCTGCTTTTTCAGCTTTGAGATCGGCCATCATCTGCTTCATTGCATCCGAAGGTGGGGCGTCAGTGCCGCCAGAGCGGGCTTCTTCTCTGGCTTTCTTTGCCAGAGCTTCTGCGTCGATTGCTGCTTGCTTTGCATCAGACATGATTAATAGATCTTCCCGCGAGTTTTGCCACGCAATGCGATACCATCACCGCGACTAGAGGCTGTAGAGGTTTTAACAGATCCGCCATGAGCCATCTTCTTGACTGCGCCGCCGCGTTTTTTAGCTACAACATCGGTTATGGTTGAAGGTAGAGCCTTCTGAGGAGCCTTCGGTGCAATATCTTTAACCATTTTGCCGTCTCGCATAACAAAACCCTCACCGGATACTGTCCCGGGGCGGTTTAGTCGTAGACGATCTTTCAATGCTGACTTACGATTTGCCAGATTTTTGGCCAAACCAGCAATTGTTTTTAAGCCAAGACCAGCACCTAAAGTGCTAGCCTCTAAGCCCTTTTGAATGTTTTCCGCTGAAGGTGGTTTAAAAGCTTCGTCAATTCGCGCGAGTCGCTCTTCTCTAGTGGTTACAGTCGGTGTAGCGGCTGCGGCAGCAGGAGCCGCTGGAGCAACAGGTTTAGCAACGGGAG